AACTTTACTGGAACTACAAGCGTAGTACCAGAGGGAAGTAATTTATACTATACTCAAGGTAGATTTGATTCAGCTTTCGCTGCTAAGAGCACAACGAACTTGGCAGAAGGAGCAAATCTTTATTTTACTAATGCAAGAGCAAGAACCGCTTTAAGTGTAACTGGAGGAACTGGTATTGCTTATGATAACGCAACTGGTGTATTCAACTTAGCTGCTATTCCAAACGCAAGTTTAGCTAATAGCTCAATAACAATAAATGGTCAAGCGGTATCATTAGGTGGTACAGTTACTTTAACTACAACAAACATTGCAGAAGGAACTAACCTATATTACACTCAAGCAAGATTTGATACTGCTTTTAGCAATAAGAGTACAACCAATTTAGCTGAAGGTTCAAACCTTTACTATACACAAGCAAGATTTGATACTGCTTTAGCTGCAAAGACTACTACAGATTTAGCAGAAGGCTCAAATTTATACTATACAGATACTCGTGCAAGACTTGCATTGTCATCATCAGCTACTGGTTTAAGTTACGCCAATAATAGCGGTGTATTTAGCTTAACTGCTGGTTATGCTATTCCTACTACTGTTAAATTAGGTCAATACGATACAGCTTACAATCGCTCTCTCATATCTGCTGCTGTAACTGGTACAACAACTAAAACAATATCTTTAACTCAACAAGATGCAAACGTTGTTTCAGCTACTTGGACTGACTTAGGTATAACTACTATCAATGGAACCGCAAATCAGATTGCCGCTAATACTGTTGGCAATACTACAACCATCGCATTTACTAATGACGTTACAATGCCAAACAACTTAGTTGTAAGTGGTAACTTAACTATCAATGGTACTGCAACTTATGTAAACACTCAATCAATATCGGCTAAAGACCCATTGTTTGAGGTTGCAAATGATAACAATACTACAGATGCTGTAGACATAGGATATTATGGAAGATATTACGATACTCCTCAAACTCGTGTAGAGTTCACTGGTTTATTTAGAGATGCTTCTGATGCTGGTAAGTTTAAATTCTTTACTGGCTTAGTAGATGAACCTACTAACGTAGTTAATACTACTGGAACTGGATATACTGTTGGTACTTTAGTTGCAAACTTTGAAGGTAATTTAGCTGGTACAGCAAACGCTGCAAACGCACTTTCTACTGCAAGAACAATAGCTGCAAGTGGAGATGCTACTTATTCAGTAAGTTTTGATGGTAGTGCAAACGTAACATCTGCTTTAACTTTAGCTAATACTGGAGTTACTGCATCAACTTACGGAACTTCTACTGCTGTGCCTACAATCGCCGTAGATAGCAAGGGTAGAATTACAAGTGCTTCAAATACAAACATTACTTTCCCAGTTACAACAGTTAACGGATTTGCTGGAACAGTAGTTCTAACAACATCAGATGTTGCTGAGGGAACAAATCAATACTTTACTACAGCAAGAGCACAAGCCGCTATTACTGGTGGTGCATCAAGCGTAGTAACTGCTAACTTAACTGCATCAAGAGCATTGGTTTCTGATGGTAGTGGTAAGATTGCAGCAAGTGCAACTACAACAACTACAGAGATAGGTTATTTAGCTGGTGTTACAAGTGCTTTACAAACTCAACTTGATAGCAAGTTAAACTTGACTGGTGGTACTTTGACTGGAGGATTAATCGGAACTACTGGTAGCTTCTCAAGTAGTGGTAGTGGAGATACTTTCACTATTGGCCATACAAGCGGAAGTGGCATAGCTCTAAACATTACTAAAAGTGGTAACGGAGAAGGATTATATATAAACAAAGCAAGTGGTAGTGGAAACGCTGCTACAATCATAGGTACTTTAAACGCAACTACTTTAGTTAAGAGTGGTGGTACAGCATCTCAGTTTTTAATGGCGGATGGTAGCGTTAATACTTCAGTTTTAGCAAGTGGTGCTTACTTACCTTTAGCTGGTGGAACAATTACTGGTGTATTAAATACAAAAGGCACATTAACGGTAGGTGATGCTGGTGTAACAAATGCAATAATTAATTCTGCAGATGGAATGTATTTTAACATAGATTCAGATGCTTCTGGTAGTACTCCTGAATTTATGTTTGGTAAAGGTAGAAGTGGTACTAGCGGTGGAACAACATTTTTAACTATTGCTAATACTGGTGCTGCTACTTTTTCAAGTAGTTTAACAATGGCTTATGGAGGAACTCCAAGATTGACTTTACAAGATACTGATGCTGGTGCTGGTAATGTAGGTATATTATTCAAGGAATCTACAAATGATAAATGGACTTTAGCTTCAGCTTCTGGAAATTTTCAGTTTTTTAATGAAGCTACTGCAAGTAATGCGATGTATATTACTTCTGGTAACAATGTAGTAATAGGAGGTACAACTGCAGGTACATCATTAAATACATCATTAACCGTAAATACTGCAAGTGCTGGTGATTATGCTGGTCTTATTGCAATGACTGCTAATACTCAAAGAGGTTATTATGGTGGAACAAGTACTGGTTTAGAAATTGGAGTTGCTGGTAGTGGATATTTTAGTGCTTGGACATCTGGCACTGAACGAATAAGAATCACATCTGGGGGTATTATACAATTTAATGGTGGATATTTTAAATCAGTTGGAGCATTATTTGAAAGTTATACATCAACTGCATATTCATCATTAATGGGTACTTTGAGTATTGGTAATTCTTATGACCAAGCAAATACTGGAGATACTCTTTTAAGAACATATTCTTCTACTGCAAATGCAAGTCCAAGATTATATTGTGCATCTGGAAGTGGTGGTGTTTATTTAACTTTTGGTGCAACATCTTGGACTGCAAATTCAGATGAAACTATTAAAGATATTATTGAGCCAATTACAAATGCAAATGATAAATTAAAGGATTTAAGAACAGTTGTTTATAAGCTAAAAGAAGATGAAGAAGGCGTAAGAAGAATTGGATTAATTGCACAAGATGTAGAAAAAGTACTTCCAGAATTAGTCACAAAAGGATTTCAAAAGACTTATGATAGAGAAATACTTGGATTAAATTATACAGATTTAATTCCAGTTCTAATAAAAGCTGTTCAAGAACAACAAGCTCAAATAGAAGAATTAAAAGCATTGATTGCGGCTAAATAATTTTACCTAAATTTGTAAAAATAACCAAATATGAAACCACAAGGACAAATTACACTTACAGATGAGCAATTAAAGGAAATAGACGCTATTATAGGAGAGATACCAGCAAAGTATGCTATGCCATTGATTGGCTTCTTACAAGCTAACTATAAGGCTCAAAATGGTCAACAAACGGAAGTTAAAGAACAAGAGGTAGAAGGATAATGAAAGACTGCGGATATGCTATACGAAAGGCTTATTTCGACAAGATAAATGCTGCTGAGTACGAGTTATCGGTATATGATACCATTGCTCCAGATTACTCAGAGCCTCCATTCTTGTTAATAAGTTCTCAGACATCAGTAGAAAATAGTGATAAAACAAGCTATAACTTTGATGTAAGCATACAGTTTGACATTGTTTATAGAACATTTAAGTCTGGAGAAGTAGGACAAAAGTCCGTAGACACATGGGCTAACGCTTTATTGGAAATCATAGGAACAGCTCCTGCAGATTATCCAAATGCTTCTCCAGATTTCAAGATAGTTACAAGGAATATGGCATCAAACCAAGCTACTTTTGACTATGTAGAAGAAACATATATTTTTAGAAGAGTTATAATAGTTAATCACTTTGTGACTCAAACAACATAAATAACATAAAAAAACAAATAAAATGGCAACAACTGGTGTATTTAACGGAACCCTATTGGTAGTAAAGATAGGTGGAGTAGCAGTAGCTCACTCTACAGCTTGTTCTTTATCAGTATCAACAGACTTACCAGACGCTTCTACAAAAGATAGCGGTGGATGGGCAGCTCAAATTCAAGGACAACGTTCTTGGTCAGTATCAACAGATGGTTTAGCAGTAATTGAGTCTGCAGCAGCTGGAGTAAACGTAGAGGACTTATTTTCTTCTGTTAGCTCAAGAACTGATGTTACTTTGACTTTCTCTACTTTCGTTAGTGGTGACAAGATTTGGACTGGAACTGCAGCGGTTGAGTCTTTAGACTTTACTGGTGACATGGAATCTCCAGCTACATTCTCTGCATCATTTACTGGTACTGGAGCATTAGTGATGACTACCAACGCATAAACTAAAAACCAAAATATATGAGAGGACAATTTAACCTATCACTTTCTGATGGTAAGGTAATACCGTTACGTTTCTGTACATGGTCTCTAAAGAGATTCTGTAAGTTACAAGGTATAGGACCAACAGAAATTGGACTAGCTTTAAGTGGCAAAGACGCATTAGACGCAATAGTTAACTTGATTAGAAGTGCTGCAGAGTACGAATTCGTAAAAGAAGGAAAGACTGCTAACTTTACAGAAGTTGATGTTTGTGACTGGGTTGATGACATGGGCGGTATCGCAGGAACCCAATTTCAAGATATAATGGCTGCCTTATCAGAAAGCATGACAAGTGGTTTAGAACAACCAGGTTCTACGTCAACAGAAGATGGTGAAGAAAAAAAAAATTAGAATGGATTGACATAGAAAGATATACAATGGGGGAGTGTCAAATACTTCCCCATTTGTTTTGGGAGATGACCATGGCTGATTTAGACTTTGTTTGGTATGGTTATAGGCACAAAGAAGAGCAAGAGTGGGTAAGGTCAAGATGGCAAACTACTATGCTAATTAATATCCAACTACCAAAAGGTAAGAAGGTTAAACCAACTGAGCTAATTGAGTTAGATTGTGATAAGAGGAATAAGAAGAAGAATGTAAGAATAATGAGTGACGAAGAGTTACAACAAGTTCTAAAGAAATACGAAAATATTAAACCAGTATAATAATGGCGAATAATGAAGGTGTAGATATTATAATTAAGGCCACTGACCAGTACACAGCTACGATTAATAAGATAGCTGCTTCTAATAAGTTATTTGGTAATAGTGTCGAGAATACACAAAAGCAGATTTCTGCTTTAGAGAAGTACATGGTTACATTAGTGGCTAATGGTATAAATCCTGCAAGTGGTGCTATTAATGTTCTAAAAACTGACTTAAAACTTTTAAATCAATCTATTAATACTGGTAATGGTTCTTTAAAAGAGGCTAACAAAAAGTGGATGTCACTTTCTTTAGTTGTACAAGATTTACCTTATGGATTTAGAGGTATTCAGAATAACTTACCTGCATTATTTGGTTCAATGGCAACTGGTGCTGGTGCTGGTTATTTTGCATTTTCTGCTTTAACTGCTGCTTTAACATTCTTTGACCAAAGTTTAGAAAAAACAAATACAACTGTCAAAAACTTATTTGACACATTTAATACTCTAAAAACAGAAACCTTAGCCTTAGGTGGTATATTTTCTTCTGTTAGAGAAGGAACATTATCTGCTGCAGATGCCACTAAAATATTCAATGAAAAATTGGGTGATTTATATGGTACTGCTAAAAGCGTATATGAGGCTGAACAGCTTTATATTAAAAAAACAGAAGGGTATATTAAAGCTCAATACTTTAGAGCAAAGGCTGATATAGAATATGAAAAAGCTAAAGAAGCATTAGCTAAAAAAGATGCTGCTTATGCTGATAATCAAGTAGGTATATTAGGACAATTAGCTACTGCTACTGCTGCATTTTTTAAAGGTGGAGCAATGCAAGGTATTGCTGGTTTCTATAAAACTGCTAGTATTTATGCAAAAGACTTTACTGCACAGCAAACAGAATTAGCTGGTTATGAAACAGATTATCAAGAGGCACAGTTTCAAAAAAGACTTGCAATTGGACAAAAATATATGTCAGAGGCATATAAGATTGAACAACAATATGGTATCAAGTCTACCACAATAATAGATAAGAATGATAAGGCTGCAATAGCTGCTTTAGGTAAAAAAATAGAATTAGACCAAAGGGTTAATGAGCAAGTAATACAGAATTTAATTGATGCAAAAAGGCAGGAAGTTCAATTATACCAAGAGGATGCCTTTAAGAAGTACGAGGCTTCTAAGGAACTTGCTGGATTAGAAAGAACTTTAGCATTAGAAAAGATTAAGAATGGTGAATACACTACTAAGCAACAACTAGCTTTACAAGAAGGTGCGTATGTTGAATATGCAAATAAACTTCTTTTATTAGACCAGGCTACTCAAGAACAAGTACTAGCTGTTGATGCAAAGGTTAGAAAAGAGAAAAAGAGGAGAGATGAAGAGGATTTTAAAAATCAAGAACAATTTGGTAAGTATCAAATAGATATATTAAAGTCTGAACTTGGTGTTAAGTTAAAGCTAAATAAAGATAATTTAATTGGCCAACAAAATGCTGTTACAGAGTCTATGGCTAAGGTTGGTGCTTTAATGGTAGCTTCATTTGGTACTGGTCAATTCGGTCCTTTATTGCAATATTACGATGAACTAAATGCTAAGTTAGAAGCAATGGACCAAAATGCACTTAGGGGTGCAGAGGCTATGAAGCAAGTTAATAGTATTCTTAGTAGTATGGCTACAGATACTCTTGTATCATTTGCAGATAACTTAGGTAAGGCATTGGCAGGAGAAAATGTAGATATGTTTGGTTCTTTTGCTGAAATTATGGGTTCTGGTTTACAAGCGATTGGTAAAGCATTAATTGCTTATGGATTTGCTATGGAGGCATTTAAACAAGCCTTTAAAGACCCATACCTTGCTATTGCTGCTGGTGTCGCATTGGTTGCTGCTGGAGCAATTCTTAAATCAAGTATATCTAAAGTAAGCAGTGGAACAAGTGCTCCTGCTGGTAATATTCCTGCGTTTGCAAATGGAGGTATAATTTCTGGTCCTACAATGGGATTAATGGGTGAATATCCAGGAGCTAAATCTAATCCAGAAGTAGTTGCACCATTAGACAAGTTAAAAGATATGTTAGGTGGTGGACAAGGTGGAACGTTTGTATTAAGAGGACAAGACTTACTTTTGTCGGTAAATAGAGCACAAAAAGCATCAAATATTAAAGGACAAACAATTAGTTTAGCATAATGGCATACGGAAAAAGATATCTATTACAACAAGCATTAAGAGATGATACTAAATTGTTAGTAAATATCTATGAAGATGGATATACTGGTTCTGTTTATAATTATGAGGCAGTGTCTGTTTCTCTAAGTCCAAATTCTAATAGTGATGAGCCAGAGCCTGGTATCATATCATCTCAATTAAATATCTCATTTTTAATGAGTACTGCTACTGATAATAGCAATTTCCCAAACTTACTTACTTTTAATGATAAATTATACTATGTAGAAGTAACTCGTATAGCTTCAATTGGAGGAGAATCTGTAGTTTGGAGAGGTTATACTTTTAATGACTATGTAACAATACCTTTTAGTACTGGTACTACACAAGTTGACATTATTTGTATAGACGCATTGTCGTTTATGAAAACCAGTTTTTACCCTTATACGGCTGCATCAAATGAATTAGAAAGTCTATATAATGTATTAGCTCAAGGATTAAATTCAATAGGATTTGTTAATGCACCAAGTTTATACCAATGCTGTTCTTATTTTGGTTCTGCTATGAATAATAGAGGTGCAAGTGCTGCTAATGAACCATTTTCTCAAACATATATTTATAAAAGAGATTTACAGCAAAATAACTATTATGACTTAATAGAAAAAATAATTAAATCTTTTGGGTGTAGATTATTTCAAAAAAATGGAGATTGGTGGATTATGTCAGCTAATGAAATGGCTGCATCAACAATTTATTTTACAAAGTATAATTTAAGTACTGGAACATCTACTGGCGGAACATTAAGTAATGGAGTAACTATAGCACCATATTCTTATGGCAATATTCACTTTGTTAACAATAGTCAAACTAAAATAACCAGAAAAGGTTATCCAGTTGTAAAGGTTTCTGCTCCAGTTAAGTTTTCAAATAACTATATAGCAAATGGCACATTTAAGATAAATAGTGGTGGTGTTGTAACTAATTGGACTCAATCAGTAATTTTTTCAACAATTACAGTGATTCCTATTCCATCTGAACCTTATGATGTAGTTGCATTAATTAATAATACATTTAGTGGAGGAGCAACTTTTTCTTATGTTACCGCTGGTACTTTGCCATATTTTTCTGCTCCAGGATTTAGTTTAGCCTTTGATTTTTCAATCTCACGTCCTGGAGGACCTCAAATTCAAGTATCTGTAGAAAATTCAATTGGACAAAGATTCTATGCTGATGCAAATGGTGTTTGGGGTGCACCTGGAGTAGTTAGAAATTTTATTGCTGATTCTACTGCTGGTGATAATGTATGGCAAACTTATAGTTTTAATTATGAGTTAGGTGCTTTTAATATTTCTGGTACAAATTATAATGTAGAAGGATATTTTAGATTTGAATTTACTAATCTTGGTAGTGGATTTGTTTCAACTACAAAATTAAGAAATGTAAATGCAAGTCAATCTGCAACTGCATTGCCAAGTTCATTAATTGCAACAAGATATGTAACCACAACAAATTCTTTAACTAAGGATTTTGAATCTTCTTTTGGTATTTATAGGTCTGATATACAAAACTGTTATGGTGCTTTATTTTATTCAAGTGGAGCTCCTATTACATTATGGTATAGATATTCTCATATAGGAACAACATACGCTTCATTACCAATACTTATAGCAAGAGAGTTGTCTAATTTATTTAATAGAAACTATGCTACATTAGAGGGCGATTTAGGTAAAACATTTGATGGTAATGGATTAATTTATTTATCTGGCACATATACTGTAACGGATTCTGGGTCTAGTGCATTAACTTATAATGGTAAAAAGTTTCTCTTAAATAGAATGTCAGCAATACCATACATTGACCAATCAACAAGCATACAATTATTAGAAATAACAGATACGGATAACGCATCTACAGAGTCTATTACTTGGTTACTGAACAGTTAAAAACAACAATATGGCAATTTTAGGAACAGATGTGGTTTTATATTATATATATGATGGTAGTGTTTTAATACCATTTGCTGCGGCTAAAAACTGCTCATTTGATACTTCCAATGATATAGTGCAAACTTCATCTAGTAGCAATGGGTGGTTTGCTAACTCTGCTATAGATACCTCTTCGTGGACAGTTAAGTGTGACGGATTAATTGTTAATGGTGATTTTGAACCTAAGTTAATGTTTGATGCTCAATTAGCCAGGACTCCTATATTTATAAGACTTACTATAGCTACTTCACCATCATACTATATTGCAGGAACAACTAATATTGTTTCAATCAACAATACTGGTCAAGTAGAAAGCACTGCAACTTACTCAATATCTTTGCAAGGAACTGGAAGATACACAATTACCTAAAACAAACGTAATGGCAACTAACGGAACAAATTTGATTTTATATTATCGTGGAACTGGAGGAGCTTATGTTCCTTTTGCTGCTTCTACTAACTGCTCTTTTGATACTGATACAAGTCAATTAGATGTAACTTCTTACAATTCAGATTGGTTTAAAGAGTTTAAAAGTGATATTACTTCATGGAGTGTTACTTGTGATGGATTGATAGCTATTAGCGGATTTGATTATAAAATGATGTTAGATGCTCAATTAAACAGAAGTAGAATTACATTAAGATTCCAAGTTGGAGTTTCTTCTTCTTATACTATTTTTGGAAGAGCATTTATAACCTCTTTTAATATTAGTGCACCATCAGAGGGCGTTGCCAGTTATTCTATTAGCTTAACTGGTGATGGTAAGTATGCTTATACTGACCCAACAAGTTGTTTAAAATATGAAGTTATCGTTACATCGGCACCAGCTACTATTGAATGGGTTGCTTGTGAAACTGGTGATTTAATGTCTATGGGATTCCTTACTCCAACTACAATTACTCAATGTGCTCAAATATCTGGTGGATTGCCACAAATATTTTTTACAAGTGGAGCTGGAACAATTACACAAGCAGGTTTCTGTGATGATTAAACTATAAACTATGAGACATACTAAAGATTACTTACTAATTATTCTATCAGCATTTTTTGCTATTTGGGTATATAATGAACTAAATAGAACAGATAAACCAGTAGACTTTAGTAACACGAGTAAATACACAAAAGTTAAAGAGGTCAGAGATACCTTGTACAAGAATACGTACAGAAATAGGTACATAAAAGGGGATTCTATTCCCTTTGTTATTATAGCTACTGATACGACCATAATTCATGATACTGTACGTATAATATCTGATTATATGCGTACTTATGCGTATTCAGATACGATTAAGCAAGATTCCAATATCTTTGTAATAGATGACACGATAAGCCAAAATCGTATCAAGTCAAGAGGATTTAAGTCCAAGATTACCGAAAAAACCATCTATGTAAAAGAGTATTATGCTCAAAAAGCCAAACTTGGTCTTTATTACGGCATAAGAGGCGATTTTAGCCAACAAAACGGATTAGAAGTACTAAGTCCTGGATTGATGCTAAATGCCAAAAATAAGGCTCTAATAGGTCTTAATATTAATATTAATAAAAATTATAATATTAGCTACTCTGGTAGCATATATTTTAAAATAGGAAAAAAGTAATATGGCTCCCAAAAAAGACGTTAACGTAAGTGCTAATCCTTTGCCGATTAGTTTCTCTCAGTTTAGTAAAGACCCTATTAAGGGCACGATGTTCTTAGTTATTATCGGTATAACTGTTTTGTACGTAGACATTAGAGGCAATTTCAACAATCAAATAACTGCTCAAGACGCAAGGATTACTAATCTTGAGTATAAAGACAGCTTAAAGACACAAGCGTTGATTGACTGTAAAACAGCCCTAAGTTCAACTACTACTAAGTTAGAAACCCTTGATGCAATGGGTGCTATTAAATCATCTGTAAAATAATAGACCATGAAATCACTTCTTTTAATTTTTAGTTTTCTAACAATAACAGCAACAAGTATCAATGTAATAGGTAGTAAAGAGGATAAGATGATTACCAGTGACAAAGAGTTTAAACAGTTAATGAAGGACTTTAACAATACTTTAGATAAAAATAAAAAGGTCCAAATTAAAGCAGATGAAACTAAAGATAAAATAATAGTAAGTACTACCAATAAGATAAATCAATTATCTACCGAGAACAAGTTACTTAAAAACGATATTAATGAACTAAAAAGCATGATTAGTATAGTTAAAATTGATACTATTTATATTCACGATACTATTCAAGTAAAAGAAAAAAAGAACTTTTGGGGTAAGACTAAAATAGATACAACAGCAAATTAATATGAAGCAATTTTTTACAGAAGATAACGGAAGGTTATCAATGAAACGTTTATGTGGCTTGTTATGCGTACTATCGTTATGCGTTACTATGTACCACAATTCATTTAGTGCATTAAACACAGCTCCTGCTGAATCTTTGGTTTATGCGGTATCTGCATTAGCCTTTGGTTGCTTAGGATTAACTACCGTAGAAAAGGTATTTAAAAAAGATTAGTAATTTTATAAAGTATGAAAGTATCAGAACACTTTGCATTAGCAGAATTTACACGTAGCGAATCAGCTAAAAGACATGGAGTATCTAACGAACCTACTCCAGAGCATTTAGAAAACCTTAAAGTTCTTTGCGAAAAGGTATTGGAACCAATAAGAGTTAAGTTTGGCCCTATCAATATTTCATCTGGATATAGGTCTAAGGCCTTGAACCACTACATAGGTGGAAGTTTAAATTCACAACATTGTGAGGCTAAAGCGGCAGATATTGATATGGATGGCATGGGTAGTGTATCAAATACAGAAATATTTAACTATATAAAAGATAGTTTAGATTTTGACCAGATGATATGGGAGTTTGGTGACAACAATAAACCAGACTGGGTTCACGTTTCTTATAATGGAGCTAAGAACAGAAAACAAATACTAAGAGCATTGAAGGTAAACGGCAAGACAGTCTATGCACCTTACAAATAAACTAACCAAAACCAAACATAATGAGCAAAAAAAATGTCTTAATCATCGGAGACACTCATGAGCCATTCTGCCATCCACTTTACAAAAATTTCTGCTACGAGGTAGCCAATAAGTTCCAATGTACTGAAATAGTACATATTGGAGATGAGGTTGACAATCATGCTATTAGCTATCACGAATCTAAGCCAGATGGCCATAGTGCTGGTAGAGAAGCTGATTTAGCTCAAGCAGCTATGTATAAATGGTATAAGACATTCCCAAATGTTAAAGTCTGCATAGGTAACCACTCAGCCCTACATAAAAGAAAGGCTCAAACAAGCGGATTACCAGACCGATTCATCAAATCGTATGAACAAGCATGGGATGCACCAAAAGGCTGGAAATGGGCCTTAGAATGGGAAATAGATAGTGTTTTATACACTCATGGCACTGGTAGTTCTGGACAGTCTGGTGCAATCAATAGAGCAAGAGATGCTCGTCAATCAACAGTAATAGGTCATGTTCACTCCTTTGGAGGGGTTTTGTATTCTTCTAGTGACAAAGACATGATATTTGGCATGAATGTAGGCTGTGGTATCGATATTGATGCCTACGCAATGGAATACTCAAGACCTTTCCCCAAAAGACCAACATTGGGCTGTGGAGTTGTTTTGGATAACGGAAGAGTTGCTATATTTGTTCCTATGCCATTGGGAAGTAAGATTATTAGGTTACCTAAGAAGTAACATTTAACAAGGGCGGTTTCAACATTTAACAATTAAGTGTGTATTACATTGATAGTCAATGCGATATGCACTTTTTATTTCTAAAATAATTAAATAGTAAATTTGTATGAGTACGGCAGAACAAAAGGAATTGATAGCAAAGTTGATGAAAGAAAGAGATGTGTTAGAAGCTAAGGTTAATGAACTCGCTAAGCAGATTAGGTATTTAGTTTTAAAAACATGATTTATGTTAATGCACATTATACAACTTACGGAGGATGAAGATGACAGCTATGATTTTCAAGATAGTATTGAAGAGTCAGATGCTTACATTAATATTCATCAAGTAGCAAGTATAACTGCAGATGAAGAATATCCAGACAGATGCTTTGTGTATATGGCTAATGAGGATTACTTCTACATAAACGAATCAATGGATAGTTTTATTGCTAGGTATCAAGCAATTCTTTACGGTACAGTTTTAACAAAATTTTATGATAGTTCTAATAAACAGAACTAGAAGATGCTCTCTCATAGGTGTTTTGGTTTGGTTTTGGTAAGGGCCTCCAGGTAAAATCTGGGGGTTTTTTTATATACAAAAAGACCCCACTAAGAATAGCAGGGTCTTACCTTATTTATTTATCTACAAAACACAACATTACTTTTTCTTATACTCTTTTACTGCAAATGTAACCATTGCAGCAATACAAAGTACATATAATCCTCTAAATGTTATATGCCATGACATTGGATTAAATTCAGCAACTAAAAATGCAAATGGTACGTATAACATTAACATTAATGCTAAAAACCCAATCATTGCTTCAATTATATTTTTCATATTAGAATGGTAGTTTTTCTTTGTTAGCTTCTGGTTTCCATGGGTCAATTTCTACATAGAAATCTGATTCACCAGGATTGTGTGATTTCTTCATCTTAACTAAGATGTTTGCCCAACCTTTGTTTTCGGCAGCAAAGTCATTTAGTTTTTGTAGGTCTTGTGGGCCTAATGAGATTTTTCTTAAACTACCGAAAGCTGTTGTAAGCGTAAAGCATCTCCCTAGGTAGAGTTCTTTTGATTTAGACATTTTATTTGGTTTTATTGTTATAAACTATTTTTTCTTTTTTCTATGATTTGCTTGAGTTTCTGTACGTACAAACTTGCATCCATCAGTTCATCTTGCAAGTGATTAAGCCATTGTAACTCAGTTAAATCTTCTCTGTCAAGTGTCGTGTTATACTTTTGTAATCCAGTATGAGCCCTATCCTTGTACTTGTTAACTACATCGTTAACGACACTATCAAAGTGTTCGTTATTCTGCATCTTTTTTATATTTTTTTACTTGAGCTTTAAGTGCTTCTCTCCACTTTAAGTCTACAGAACCATCATCCAAGATGTCTTGAATAAGCTGTATTGTCTCGTTAGATACAAACTCTTTAGCCTTTTTAGTAGCCTTAGGAGCCTTCTCTGCTTTGTTTTCTAATTCTAATTCTTCCATAATTTTAATTTTTATCTGCCTTGGCCTCTATATTGTTTAGGCTTTGAGCTGTGTTTGTTATAAGATTTTTTAGCATTACCTCTTTTGCGGCTGCCGAAGTTCACTTTCTGCGAACTCCCAGTCTTTACTTTCGCCATCTTGATTAAATATTTTTACTATAATTTGTTCATCTCTTAACTGTTGGCATAACATTGCTGTACCTCCGCACATAGCTAGATTGATTAAGAAAGACATCTGTTCTGGTGATGCCTTATCACCGATAGCCTTAATCTCACAAGCCATAAAGTGACCATACTTCTTACTGTAACCAATGATGTCTGGTACGCCTTTCTTACCTATAAATGCTCTACCTTTTACAGCTAGATTATTATTACGCCATACCTCATTTCCTTTCTCACGTAAATAATCTAACATCATTTTTGTTAAGTCAGAAGCCGTTTTGTATGTTGCCATAAATCAAAATTACAATATATTTATTATATATTAAGCCCATCTAATCATTTCTTCTACTGGAACCTGCACATATTTAACGTTATTTTCAACCTTTGTATTGTTTACTCTAAAGTATCTACGAGCCTTTTTACGTAGCATTTCAGCCCTCATAAAATAGATTCTGTCTCTAAGGTCAAAGTTGATAGCAAAGAACTCAATTCTTTTATCTGCTATGCCAGATGGTTCATTATCACGCTCATACTCTAACCACATAAACCCATCTAATAGTGCTGTTGGCATCTGAATTACTAGAGTTTTAGTGTTTTTAGCAAATAGTTTTATAGCTTGGTAAGTACCATCTTGGTTACGAGCTTGTTCTATCTCGAACTTACGTCTATTCCTATCGCCTCTTTTATACACAACTATTTGTTTGGGTTATATAATCCATCATCTTCATCTGCTTTCATTATGTCTATAATGTGCTGCTTTTGATTATAATATTCATTATAATAATCTTCAGCTTGTCTTGGTGCAGAGTTGTCGTCTCTTAAATAATCATAAGCATCACTCCATCCCTCAAAATGAGCTTCTATTATCTGTTCTTTTTCTAATTCTTTAGCTTGTTTAAATAGTTCTTGAGTATGATTTGCTCTAAACTCATAAGGCATTTGTTCAATTAGCCAATCAAGTGCTGTTTTCATATTTTATAATTTATAGTCTACAAATGTCATTGTCTCTGGTAAAAATCTTAATGGTATGTTTTTAGTTGTGCCATGTCTATTCTTCTCTACCTTACAGATAACCAAGTCATTAGTGGCATATTCTGTACCACCAATTTCTATAGGGTTTGTCATCTCATAGTAATTAGGCCTCATTAGCATAATAACAGCATCTGCATCCTGCTCAATAGAACCAGATTCTCTTAAATCGGACAACTGTGGCATCTTATCAGCTCGTTCTTCTACTCTACGAGATAATTGAGATAGGGCGATAATCGGTACTTGCAACTCTTTGGCTAAAGATTTAAGGCTTCTGCTTATTAAACTTACTTCCTGCTCTCGGTTTTGGTTTGATTTGCCTTGTCCACTCATAAGCTGTAGATAGTCAATAAAAATTACTTTAATGCCATACTTCTGCTTCATAATGGTTGCCTTTGCTCTAAGTTGTGAAATACTTATACCGCCCATATCTTCTATATGTAGAGGGGATAGTAATATCTTATCATCAGTTTTTAGTAGTATCTTTCTTTCTGCCTCATTCATATTATTCATTCTAAGGCGTTTTAACGGTATCATACTCGTTATTGACTCTAACCTTTCAACTAACTGCTCGGAGCTCATTTCGAGGCTAAAAATGGCCGTAGGAACCTTATTTACAATAGTTAGATGGTAGATAGTAGAAAGCATAAAAGCTGTCTTACCCATCCCTGGTCTTGCAGCTATGACCACAAAGTCTGGTCTGCACCATCCTGCTAATGTGTTATTTATCTCTTCAAATCCAGTGTTATAACCTAATAAATCTCCATTTTGTGCCTTATCACGTGAGTAGTTTAACGACATAATCACGTCATCAATGGTTTTTTCATGGATATTACCATACTCTTGTAAAGCTATAACTTTACTATTTACGTTAGAAAGTAAATCTATAGATTGACTATCGTTATCTAAACACTCGTATTCAGTCTGTTTAAATAGTAAGAACGCCTCACGTTTCTTGTACAGTTCTATTACCATTTCAATATGGCTGTTAATATGACCAGCACCAGTAATATTATCTGTTAATTTTGATAGGTAAAAAGCTCCACCAAGTTCCTTGAACGCCTCATCACCAGTTAATTTTTGTGCAACTGTGTTTAAGTCAACCGATATGTTATCATCGTACATCTTTTTAACTGCAGCAAAGATTTTTTGGTGTCCTAAATCGTAGAATATCTCTGTTTTTAGGTGTCCAACAACTAATGGTAATGTTCTTTTATCCAATAAAATAGCACCAAGTATGCTCTTTTCTAACTCTTTGCTGTTTGGTAGGTTTATAACTTCCATTACTTCAATGATATTTTAGTTGTTTGTATAGGTAAATTGGTAGTAAAAGTACTACTGTTCCTCTTCCAAGTTCTTACTGCAGCCTTCCAATCCTTCATAGGATTTTTACCAATCATCCATCCCCTTGCTTCGTAATGGTCGTAAAAATGATTAGCATCTAAAACAAATCCTAATTCAGTAGCATAAGTACTTATTGTTTCAACTGATGGCCTAATAAATGTATTCTTATTGTTAGTATTATTGTTAGGTAAACTTTTTGTACCAGTTTCGGTAAACTTTTTTGACTCTATTTGTAAAGAATCTTTACCATCGGTAAACTTTTTGTAATCGTTTAAATAATCTAAAAATACTGACGTTACTCGTAAGTGTTTAGTAGCTGGACTTTTATATACTAACTCTTTAACTATCAATGAATTAATGATGTTAATTACTGATTGCTTAGATAAATCTAAATCCTTAGCCATTGTTTCTTTGCTCATGTAGCACCAATGAGACTCGTTATTCTGCATACGCATAATCGTATCTAATACGCAGTATTCATTGCACGATAGTTTAAATTCCTTCCGTACTGGATGAATTATTGTTGTGTAGAACTGTGACATAAGGTTATTTTTGTACCCTAAAAACTATTGTTCTGCCATTAAACTCAAATCTCCTTTTGTTCATTGGATTTAATGCGTCACGAATACTTTTAGTGTTAATGTTTGTTTTCCTATTGGCTGATGCAATAGATATGAATGTAGTTTCTTGTTTGGTGTCCAGGTAAATCATTCTAATTTTAATTGAGTTTTCGAATCCTCTCGGCTCTAAATCTAATCCCATCAATAATTCGTTTTATTTCGTAAAAAAATTGTAGTGTAATGTATAACGTTACAGCTAACGGCACTGAAATTAATGTAAAAAATGTTAATTCGTAGATAAATATTAAGGTAGTTTTCATATTATTTTCCTTTAGGTGTAATAGGTACAATAGTTTTTTTGATGTCCTTGTTAAGCCATTTTAAGATACTATCTGCTCTTGCAAATAAATGTTCTTCTTTACCTTGACTTAGTGCTACCCATAAAGCAAACTGCTCATTGTTCATAGTTGGTATATTCATGTTATTTCTTTAATGATATTTTAAATGTTGTTGTCGAATACTTAGGAGCTGGATAAATCATCTCACCAGTTTCTGGGTCTACCAAAGGTTCTTTGATAGTCTTTAGCAATGATTCTCTTTCCTTTTGTTTGTACTTAATAGCTTCTAATTCCTGGTTCATCTTTAACCAAGAGTAATCACCATCGTAGGCATACTTTACGCCAGATTCAAACTTACTCACTTCGGCTCCTAGGACCTCAGCCTTGCCTTGTGGATGGGTAGATAGAATTGTTATAACATCTTCCTTTAAATCGGCCCTAATGCCATCTAAAAGCTGAATAAGGGCCTCTGCCTTAACTAGCATCTCTAGTGGATTGTCTCCAGTCTCTCTAAAATGCTGTACAATAGTTTGTTTAAGCAATTCAACGCTAAACTTGGATGGTTCGATAGAACTAAGTTCTACTTTAGGTAATAATTCAAAACTCATATTTATTGTTTTTGGTATTTATTAATAGCATCTTCTAAATCTTTTGCAATATTGCAGTGAATTGTTAGTGTGCATTGGGGATTAACTCCAGTTGAATCATTTGTTATTGTTGTTATAACTCCTGGAATCTTACTTCCATTAGGATTAATTACCATGTGCATACCATTTTCTTCAATTACAGTGCACCAGCGTTCATTAAAGTTTTCCATATTATTTTTTGGTTAGGTTTTCTTTTTTCATTGATAATAGTTTCTTCAACTGTTCGTTAGAATCAAACACTTGCTTATACCCAAAGTATAAATCAGTTAATTGTTTCACTTTAGTACAATTTGCGATGTCAGCTTTAATAGCATCAATATCTATTTCTTCTTCTTCTACTATTTCTGCTACTACCTCTTGAACTGTTTGAGCAGGTTTTTTAGGTGCCTCATGTACATTAGCACCAGTTTGCACTGTCGCAAAGTCCATTTCTTCTGCTGGTGTAGCCTCAAATCCTGCAGCTTTCATTAACCATGCAAGTAAGTTACGATACGCCTTACCTATTGCACGTGTCTGTGCCATTGATAGGATAGCATACTCATCAAACCTTTTTTTGCTTTGCTCAAAGTTGCTACATATTGCTACTCCAGTAGCTACTAACTGACCAGTATTAATGTTTCGTACTTCGCACTTGGCCATGTACTTTATTTCTACTTGACCAGGTTCTGTGCCTCTTCGAGTTAAGTCCGTAGTTTCTGTGATAATCGGCATTAACCCTAATGAAGCTCCAGCGAACTGCCATCCTTCAACATTAACGAATTGCTTTCCTTGTATGTTGCTTGACAATCCTTTTTCTTTGATAAGTTTTGCTAAATCTTTAGATAAGTTTAGCATTGAATCCGAGTTGATTAAATCAAACCTTGGTTGATTAGTTAATTCTGTGCTCATAGTTTAGTTTTTTGGTTGTGTTTAAATTATTTGGAAAATATTGTACATGATTAATTGGGTTCTCATCCCAGTAACTAATTAATAGTTGCATCATGTTGTAAGATGCCTGGTTGTAAGTAATCTCATGTATAATTTTTGCAGCGAATAGTTTTCGCTCTTGTTCTGATAAATTGTGAAAGGTAGATAACATAATTGTTAATTTATTTGTTTGCGTAAATGTTGTTAGGTAATTCTATTAAATCCATTACTGATTCATACTTCTCCATGTAGAACGGTATTACTTCAATATCATTAAGAAAGGTATTAAGTCCATGTAGTACGGTTGTTCTGTCTCTTTTAAAGTATGGAGATATTTGTGATGCCTTTTGAAAATAGGATGTGTGTAAAATGTAATAACACATATTTCTTGCTAACACTAATTCTCTATCCCTAGATTTATGTGACATCTTTTTAATGTCAACCTCGAACGCCTTAGATACAATTTCTATAACATTATTAAATATCTTAGTATCTATTTTTGTTAATCTGTTGGTAAGTAATGATTCTCTCGTTGGTCTAGTTCTCACTGTAGTCATTGATTTGGTTTTTAAGTGCCTCTAATTTCTTTGCGTAATAAGTTTTTACTATTTCTACTGTTTCGTAATCGTGTTTATCTAATCTAATTTTAAGTAGATAAGGCGTAAGCCCAGTGATAGCACAGATTTTTTTTATGTCTCCATGACGAAGCATTGCTCTATAATCCGTTACTTGTATCATCTTGTAGTTGGTTGTTTTGATTAATTAATGTCTGCCCTGCTTCTGTTAATGTTCTACAGAATAGGGTGAAGGTCTTGTCTCCATCTTGAAATGTAACGGTAGTCTCTTCTGTGTTAGCTAATACTAATCTAATAGCTGGTTCTTGGCCATCTATCTTTTCGTTGGTAGCTGCGAATACTTGTGGTTCATTGTCTCCGAATTTAAAGCACCACTCACAAGGGAATATTGGCGTTAATGTTTTTTCTGTTAATTCTAATTCTTGGTTTTCCATATTAATTGTATTTATTTATTGATGCGTTTAATTTTTGATACTCTGTTTCTGCTTTCATCTTAAAGGTGTGAAAAAATGCCATTGTTTCGTCAACTGGTACGCCATCTGTTTGCTCATTGTTGAATTCAATCATTAGTCTTTTTACTAATTGTCTGTTTTCTTCATCAATGCAGAATAAAGCGAAAGACTCTTCGATTGTTTTAATTGCGTAGACCATTTCTTTTAATAGACTAAGAGCGTGTTTTTTTTGTTGCTCGGTCATTTGGTCTGGTTGTGGTTGAATTTTCATGTTATTTGGTTTTGTTAAATAATTTTAGGTGTCTGTCTATCCCCAGAACAGATGCGTCAAGTGAGGCGTAATATGAGCTTCTCCAGTAGTACCATTTACCATTTAGGATTTGATTATCCCATTTAATAATCATGCCTTTATAGGTGTACTGTTTTGAGATTCTGCCGTTACTGTTTACGTAGGTATATTCTTCTTTTATACCTTTTTTCTTCTGTTCGAGGGTTAGTTTCATTTGTTTAAATTGATGGTGTAGTCACCGTAAACAAGACTTTCTCTTCGCTTCTAGGTAATCCAAGTGATAGATTTTGGTATATCAAATACGCCTTATCGTAATCTTTGGACATTGTGCCAGAAACTATGAGACCGTCTAATCTGGTGAAGTAATATGTTTCGTTTAGTAAAAAATCGTGCTCTTCGATAAATGTGTAGGTTTTCATGTTATTGTGTTTTGGTGTTTAATTTAGATAATCTGGTAAAGTAGGTTTTTGTGTCTCCGATGACAGCTTTAGACATAGACCGCTCATATTCCAATGGGTGGATGCAGTTTTTTGTCTCATAATTGTAGTAGGCTTGTTGACCTTTGTAGATGAGTGTACCAGTGATAGCACATCTCATGGGATAAGTTAAGGTGATTAATTCAAACATGGTTTTTTGTTTTGGTTTGGTAAAATTAAAGGTTTTTTGTTATTATTTAATATATTTTTGTTAAATTATTGTTATAACGTAAAAGATTTTTGTTATAACATTATCCGCACAGATTTTTGCCACTGCTGGATTTTTGCGTACCTATACCCATGCAAGATTTTTGGCTATGCTAGATTTTTGGTATGCGTTTCCTAATGATGCCGTAGGTGTATTTATTACACATTAAGGTACTTTTATAACATTACATAGGTACAAAGTAGTCTCAATATGCTTTTATTGGCACTTTACAGCCTCGTTTTGGGCTTATCTTTATTGTTTAAGGTATAGACCTCAAACGCTTTTAGTATGTCTTATTTAGCCTTATTTTGCTAAATATTCGTACCAATTTCTTTTTATTTGTTTTACATAGGTATTAAATGATTGCTTTGCTCCTTTCATACTCATAAAATAATACGTTTGCTTAACTAATTGTTGGTTAATTATTGCCGAAATAACAATAACGCCATTTTCTTTGCGTTCAATAATCATTTTATTAATTTTTGGTTAAGATAAAGGCCCAATTAATAGGCCTTTATTTCGCTGAATTTAACAGCTCGTCAGTTAACCCTAAAAAAGAAAGTCTTGTCGGTCATTATAATATGGCTTTATTTGTAAGATAAAAGCCTCGTATTTGCTTTGCTCTTCTAATGTTTCAGCCTTAAAAGTGTTTACGTTAGCTTCCATCTGCAACAATTCAGCCATTTTATCAAATAGCCATCTTTTTTTATCTTTTGCTGTTTGTTCTAATAAAAATTCGATTAAGTCTTCTGCTTCATAATCTTGTAATATTTGACTTGTCCATTTTTCTATTATTGCAGGAGGTATGTTTTTGTGTCTATGTTGGTAGTAGTTCATTAATAATAAAGTTTAAAATATAAATAATTTACCATTTTCAGTGAATTGACATTCATTATTGTCAAAATGGTCGGCTAAAAATTCGTCTGAGAATAAATATTCGTATTCAAATTGCAATAATTTCCAATATTCTTGCAATACGTCTTTTTGGAATTGGTATTCCAAATCGTTTAATTCTGCTTCTAATTCGTCTTCTTTTATTGGAGCTCCGTCAACAAATTCATAAGAGTCGCAAATTTGAAGCCTATCTTTTAAAAATGCAGAAGCTAAATTATTCATATTTGTACCTTCTCCGAATTCATCTTCTAATTTTTCGGCTACTTCTATTTCTGACCATATAAATTCACCTTCTATTTTTTGCCCTCGGTCAAGGTCAAATCCTGTCAATCTTATGCCGTTTTCTTTCGCATTGTAGAAGGTATCTTCGTGCCAATAATCAGATATTCCCAATTCTCGGTATTTGTTTAATGCAAATTCCTTTGCTTTTTCGTTTAATTCACTAAATAAAAATGTTGTAATTGTTTGTGTGTTCATTTTGTAGGTATTAAAAGGTTAATTAATCTTCGCATTCTAAAGAATAGGTATCAAAGTTTTCGGCTTCTTCGTATGTTTCAAAGAAGTGCTCTTCTCCATTCTTCATATTAGTTACTAAATATTCCACGTCTCTTCCGAGCATAGAACAAATAGAAACGCCATTTTCAAGAGCTATATAAACATATCCCGAATTAGGATTAAAGCCTATGCCGTCTTCTAATATCTCTTCACCTATTGACGCATAAGCCTCAAATATCTTCGACATACCTAATGCCTCTAAATAACATAATGAATGCGAATCAAAGCCGTTAATTGTAATTTGTTGAATGTTTCTCATTTTATTTATTTTTAGTGTGTTTTTAATATTGTATTCCCTTGTTCGTTAATTATGTCTATTTCCTCCATCTCTTTTAATGAATCGTAAACATATACAAAGTCAGTAAGGTTTTCGAATAGTTCGCCTTTGTGGTACATATCGACTGCTAATTGGTCGGCTTCATCTTGTGAAGTAGCTTCAATTATTTTAATGCTACTTGTCCAAATAGTACAAAGTTGGTCAACTTGTACCTTGAATTCCTTTGTTTGTGTTTGTGTGTTTGTCATTTTGTTAGGTTTTATTTGTTTTTGTTATCTAATGATTCTAATAATGTTTTGATGAATGCCCAAACTAAAACAGCTGTAATGCTTACTAAGATAGCTTCGGCAATTGTTATATACTCATTCATACTATTTATTTTTATAGGTTAATGATAAGATAAGACGGCCAATGTTGAATAAGAAAGTAGCAAACAAAACTATTTGCACTACTTGTAAAGCTGTTGAAATTGTTTCCATTTGGTAAAGGTTTTATTTTGTGTTTGTCATTATTGACAGAGTAAAGATATGCACAAATATTAAATAAACAAAAATAATAGTAAATATTTTTAAATTATTTTGGTACATATTTAGACCAATGGTAAAGAAACTTTACTAACTTTTATTTGGTCGTATACATTATATAATGTATTATATATTATATACTATATTATATAATATATACTATATTATTTAATTAATACTATATTCTATAATAAATAATAAATAGTATATTATATACGGACTACTTTACCAACTATATTGAATTTGTGTTAGTTATCTTTTATAGTGGTGTGGGTTATGTTATGCGATTGAGACAGTAACAAATTGTATATAAAATAAAGTACTTAAACAGTACCAATAACTAACCTATTTAACATAATACTAATTATAAGACAATTTTGTACTTGATTAACAGACGATTAAATATTATATATTTATACCATATACCCCCTACCCACTTTATTCGTACAACGAAAGTTTTCGTACCCTTGTGCCTCTCATATTTTTGATATAAAACATTGTTTTCACAAATTTTAATATTTGATATATATGTTGTAGCTTTGACTGCTCCGCTATGGTCTCAGTATCATAGCTCAATGGAATCTCGTTAGCTCAATTGGTCAAGAGCCCATCATAGTAGATGGAGTGTGTAGGTTCGAGTCCTTCACGAGATGCAAAGGTTTGACCATTTAAAGCTATTGGATTGAATCGGTAGTGTCCTTGAAGATGGTATCTTAAATTGATGTTATGAGAGATACAATTGGTAAGAGGATATATAGATGCAAGTGTGGTACTTCATTGGAGGAGTATGTCTGGAGCAGCAAATTAGCTGCTACTCAATTTTGCTGTGTTAATTGTGGTAAGATACTTGGATTTATAAATATCATTGTAAAAAGGACTGCACAGTCAGCAGCGATTAGAACGCCAACCAAAAACCGATAATATGTTTATATTTTTAGGAGATTTTGGATGCAGGAAATCAATTCCTACGCCACCGCCAATTTCACAACCAAAAACAAAAATTATGGAACCACACAAAGTAAGATTAATGATTGAACAAGAACAACTTATTGAAAAGTTGAATAAATTAGAATGGGTGATTAATTCTACTTTATTTGAAACATTTGATGATAAAAGTAAAATATTATTACCAATACAATATAAGGCAATGCTAACATATTTAGAATGTTTAGAACAAAGAATAAAATTATAATATGAACGCAGAGTTTAAGGACATAACGAAAGAAGCATTTATCATTGCTTACCGAGAGAATTTTGGAAATATTACTATAGCTTGTCAAGCGTGTGGTATTAGCAGAACGATGTACCAAGGATGGATGAAGAATGATATGGAGTTTAAAAAGACTTTGGCTGAAATAGAACCAGAGGAGATTATGCTTGACTGGGGGGAGCACAAGTTAATGGAGAGGGTTACAAAGGGAGATACCCTGGCCACTATGTTTCTTTTAAAGACTAAAGGCAAGAGAAGAGGTTACATTGAAAAAACTGAGGTGGCCCATGAAGGCGATGTGGTCAAGCAAATTACGGTCAACGTAGTGAAGCCGTCAGAATTGCCTAACTTGCAGAAGCAACTTGATGGAGATGAGAATATAATAAATTTCGATACTCAGAAAGATAACAGCTTTACTGTTCCAGCCACATTGGCTAGTGAGATACCAGAGATTCCGTTATATGACCATGATAAAGGCGAGTTGCTTGATATGAATGACCAGGATGAGTACGAAGAGTAGTTATCGCTCAAATAAAGTTGCTTTATAGTGCAACTTGAGCCGTAAATGAACGATAAACGGCTCATTACTGATTGATAAAGTTTTCTATTGGTAAACTTGTAACCAAAATGGGAACTATATTTCTAATCTGCATGAATTTTACAAAATATTCATGCAATAGTTTACAAATTAGAAATATATGTCCAGTTTTTGATACTAAAAACATGACATTTGCCAAAGTCGGTAATTATTTTCAGCCAAAGTCCGAATTAGTGTCACAAATTTTCCATTATCTGTGACATAGTTAGGAGTAATTCGGTTATATCTTGTAACATATAAAGGGCAGATTTGTTACAAAATGGGTGCAAATGAATATAAATGGGTAGTAATACTACTACTATTATCAAAAAATGTAAACTGTTCAAGTTTTGATAGTGTTCACGAGCCATGAACAAGCCTAATAAGTGAACAGTCCGCTATAATCGGACAAATCCCCAAATTGATATGATATTGGTGTACGTAATCACTAAAATCTTGTTGTACCAAAATTATAGTTTTGTACGTATAATAGCCGTACACTTGTTATACTTTTATGTATTAAAGTAACATAATACACTTATTCGTACGATAAAGTGCCATAAAACGCACAAATGCACATCATATTGTGCAATTAATGACACATTATGCCATCATTAGTGTCAAATAATGCACTTTATGGTGCATATATCCTACGTTGTTATAAAACCAAAAAGTACTAACTTCGTTTTACCAATCCAGATTTTTTAATTTTTTCCCATGTCCTATGAACGTAACTACCAACATCGTTTTCGAGATACTACAAAACAGCCAAAAGAAAATATCTGTTATGCAAGGCGGAACAAGGTCTGGCAAAACATACAATGTCTTGACCTGGTTTATAGTCAAACTGTTGCAAGAAAAGGGAAAAACGCTGACTATCTGCCGTTCCTCGCTGCCGTCTATCAAAGGCTCCGTAATGAGAGACTTTGTAGAGATACTGTCGAAATATGGTTTATACTCAGAGGAAAAACACAACAAGTCAGAAAATCTTTACTTCTTAGGGGGAAACGTAGTAGAGTTCGTATCTACCGACCAACCTCAAAAGATAAGGGGTCGAAAAAGGAACTACTTGTTTATAAACGAGGCCAACGAAGTTAACTACGAATCTTGGATGCAGTTAGCATTAAGAACGACAGAAAAGATAGTTATTGACTATAATCCATCAGATTACTATTCTTGGATATATGATAAGGTGCTTACTAGGGAAGATGCTGATTTTACCATCACAACCTATAAAGACAATCCATTCCTTGAGAAATCATTGGTGGAAGAGATTGAAAGATTAAAGGATGCTGACCATGAATATTGGAGAGTTTACGGTTTAGGCGAAAGAGCAATATCAGAAGCAACTATTTATACCCATTGGAAACGCAGACGAAACTTCCCAGAAGGAGGGGAAATATTTTATGGACTGGATTTTGGCTACAACAATCAAACCGCACTGGTACGTATCAAACACTTCGACAATGAGATTTTCGTGGAACAACTTATCTACGAAACTAAAATGTCCACTTCGTTACTTATCGATAGGTTAAAGGCATTTGGCTTTGACAAGCGAACTGAGATATTCGCAGATGCTGCTGAGCCCAAGACTATCGCTGAGGTTAATAAGGCAGGGTTGAGCCTTAAACTGGCCATTAAAGATGTTTTTGCTGGTATCAACAAGGTAAAGTCGTTCCCATTGATAATTAAAAGCGATTCCTTAGATTTGTTAGATGAAGTAAAGAACTATAAGTGGAAAACAGATAACGATGGCAACACGTTAGATGAACCAGTTAAGTTTAGAGACCATTTGATGGATGCCATGAGGTATGCCATATATACTAAATTTGCCAAACCGAAAAGAGGTTGGGTGGTATAGGTTAAAAATTTGTTACTTTTGTAAAAATATCATATAGCGTGAAATTAACTGACATATTCGGTAGTCTTAATCCTTTTCAACAAAAGGCAAAAGCTCCCAATGGGATGATACAAGTCACAAGTCCATTTTCGGATTTTGCTGGACTACTTGCTGGAAGGACTTTGTACCCAGAACTAAATCAAAGAAAATTTGTAAACGATTACGATAACAATAGCGAGGTGTATGCTATTATCAAACGTATATCTAAAACTGTCTCAAGTGTTCCATTTTACGTTTATAAGGTAAAAGATAAGAAAGCACTTACACGTTATGCAGCACTCACTAAAAACTCAACAACTACTCAAGACTTAGCTAAGGCTGAGTTAATCAGAGTTAAAGCTGTTGATGAGATTGCTGACTCCCCATTAAACAGTCTATTAGAAAAACCTAACGAATATCAATCACTTTCTGAATTTATTGAAAGCGTTATTGGTTATAAACTTATTTGCGGCAATTCTTTTGTTTGGGCTAACCGATTAGAAAACGGTAAGGTTCAAGAATTAGTCGTACTCCCTCCGCAATACGTTGCCATCATTTCTGATGGAACAATCAATGGGGTTGAAGGTTATTCTTTTACACTTGTCGGATGGGATTTCTTAGATGCGAAAGACGTAATCCATCTAAAATACTTCAACCCTTACTTTGACACTAATGGTTCACAACTATACGGACTTTCTCCTTTACAAGCAGCTTACAGAACTGTACAACGTAGCAATGACGCAAAAGATACATCTGTTGGTATGTTGCAGAACCAAGGACCTAAAGGCATATTGTATGCTGATGAGTCTAATAACTTTGGCCAAGAGGAAGCAGGAAAATTAAAAGAAGATTTCTACAATCAGTACGGAACTAAGACTCAAGGTCAAATCGTTCAGAACGCTGGTAAGATTTTAATTGCTGGTGCTAAATTAGGTTGGGTTAATATGGGATTATCTCCTATTGACTTGCAATTACTAGAATCAGAAAAAGTTACGTTAAGAGAACTTTGTAATGTGTACGGTGTAAACTCTGCACTATTTAACGACCCAGATAATAAGACTTATAATAACATGAAGGAAGCTAAAAAGGAAATGCTTACGCAAGTAGTACTTCCAGAATTAGTTGCACTTCGTGATGCTTTCAATAGATTTTTTGCAGTAGAAATTGGACAAGGATTTTATATTGATTTTGATATTACTGTATTCCCAGAGTTACAAGAAGATATGAAAGAACTTTCTGCTATCTTATCTCAATCATGGTGGATTAGTCCTAATGAGAAAAGAGCAGCAATGCGTTATGATACTTCTAATGACCCAGTAATGGATGAAATATTTATACCAGCAGGTTACTTACCTATTGATGAGTTAACCATGCTACAAGACCCAAGGAACGCACAGCAACAAGGTGATTACAATGTACCCCCAGTTAAAAATTTAAAAGATGGAATTTAAGTCATTCGATGAAGCCTTCAAAGTAGTTGAAGATAATTTATCAGAGAAAAGAGTAAATAAGACTAACGCAAAAGGTATTGCTCATGCAAATAGCTTAATTGCAAGTGGTGATGTTACTAAACCATCATCTTGGGAAAGACCATCTGTAGAAATGGAAAACGCATACTTAGAAGAAAATGGATGGGATAAACTTGCTCAATGGTATTTAGGAATTGATACCTCTATGGATAAGGAAACTAAAGGGCATTACGGTTACATATATACTTCAGATTTTAAGACAGTTGATAGACAAGGTTTACGTGCTATCAGACAAAGGTCAGCACAAAATGGATTAACTTCCGTTTTTGCAGCAGCAGGAAAAATGATTGAAGCTATAGACGGAAAAGAATT